AACAAATATTTGTCTTTTTTGTATTAATGAATCTATTCTCTTTTTCATCCCATAACTCTTGTTCTGGTATCGTTATTCGAAGCATTCCCGTCACCTCTTATTCGTTTAATTTATTAAGTTTATTCATAAGATCTGGATCATTCTTTAATTTTTCTCCTATATCGCTAGGCATTATGCCAATGAGAAATCCAACTGCATCTTTAGGATTTGCCAGAACCTCCATGAATAATTGATCATAAGCGTTCGTTGATTTAAATTCGTCAAGGAGCTCTTTATTCTTGACAAATCTTTTACCATCATCCGATTTAACGCCATATGACATATCAACGAGTTCAACAAAAGTTTTAACTATTTCTGGAACATTTTGCGCATCATTTATTTTTTGAAGTTTATTAACAAGACCTCCATCAATAGATGTTTGAGCTAATGTCATTTCTGTTTTAGTAAGATTGAAGTAAAAATCTTCTGATCTTTTGTTGCCATCGAAATCTTCGTATTCAATTCTTTTCTTTAACATAAAAGTTTTCTCCTTTCAAATAAAAATAAAGGGTCACTATTTGTGACCCTTTAAACTCTTAATCTGAATTAAGCTGTCATGATAGTCTTAACTTCATCTGGGAGAGGAAGTCTAGGACCTGCCAGAGCAATTTCTGTCCAATCAGATTCACTCCATGTGCCTGCTGTTGTTACAGCTGTGTTACACTTATAAAGCTTATTTACTGTGCTTGAACCAGAACCAGTTTCATGTTCAACAATATCGCCAACTGCATATGTCTTTGTTGAAGAGAATTCATCTGCTCCATAAAGAATTCCTTCAAGAGCTGCAAGTTTAGCTGTTGTAGCTTTTGTTGAATCAACTGTTACAAGAGCTGTTGGCTTGAAACCTGTCACATTAACTGGAGTTGTCTTAACCTCCCAACTAAATGTGATAGCTTCTGGGCTATCATTAATTGTAGAATAGGATCTTTCAGATGGAGATGCAAGACAACCATATGCAAGATGGATCTTATAACCATGATCATTACCATCTACATCATTACCGATCTCCGTTCTGTATGCGAGACCAAATGTCTTTCTTGACTGCTGTCCGATATATACGCCGCCATCAGTTACGAGTTCAGCAGAACCATCGCATTCACCAAATTCTTCAGGATACATATAAGCAGAAATAGAAAGACCAAGTTCTTCTGCAGAAATAAGGTTAAGGTACTTCATATCATCAGCATAAAGAGCTGTTGATTCAGCACCGGAAGGTGTTTCAGTTACACCAGTGAGACCAGACCATGCAAAACCTTCAGAATATGCATTGTTTGAATCTCTTGTATAGAGGACGCCGTTCTTGACACCAGTCTCAAAGAGTCTGCTACCATCAGCATCCCAAGTAATCTTAGACATAATGTGTCCTCCTTAATAATAAAGTACGAAAGTATCATGATTCAAATTGTCTTTACTAAATGATCTATTTAAAGTAATCATTGGAAATGCTTTAGCTAAGGAATCTACTAAATTTGAATCAGGATCGTTAGTTATTATTGTTACATTGTAACGTTTTGTAAAATTATAAGGCATATTACCTGCGAATTTTGTTTCACCAGATTCCCTGTCATATATAATGCAAGGATAATTTAATTTCACATTTTCTGGTGGTTGAAAATATACATTTGGCTTATGATCGCTTCTTGCGCCAATTATTTTTTGTAATTCAGATTGAAGTTTAATTCTCTGTTTGGCCATTATATACACCTCCTAAATGCAAAATTAAACGAGGGCGTTGCGGAATAATCGATACGACTTTCCAATATACGCCCTCAAATTCTACATATTTTATATGGGAGAAATTCTGGTAAGCAAATGCATCAGCGACAATGCTTATAGTTACTGTCAATGACAAATTATCATTAACATTTTCAGTAGATGTCCAACGACTAGTCCAATTTGTAACGTCCCCATAATATTGTTTTTCGATAATTGTATCTTCCCAAATACCTGTAGGTTGAGGTGGATTATCTGTTGTCATTCTTTCGCTAGTTATAGCATAGCCTACTTTTCCAAAATATCTTCCCATTTTGAATTATGCAGGCAGTGTGTCTGACTTATAAGTTACAAATGATGCTGCACTAGAAGCATATGTCACATAAGAAACAGCATAATATGTTGTTTCGTCTGTAAAATGTGTCGGTCTGAAAAGACCTGCTGATGTGCTGATAAGAACGAGATTCTTTTCGAATAAATTCTTAAGGATTGCTCCAGAAACCTTATCGGTAGCTTCGGAGTCAAAGCAAAGAACGTTACTTGAATTCGGATAAAGAACAACGGCCTTTACAAACTTTTCGTTTGCCTTTGCAAATAATTTCTTCATGTTAATTACCTCCAGATAATTAAATATTTAATACTTATGCAGTAACTGATTCGACAACGATAGCGGAATATGGCTTTACGAGAGCACCAGAGCATCTTGTTTCCATAAGATACTTCTCCTGGTTATAGTCGATATCGAAATCGTCGAACATTGATACGGCGCCACCCTTATCGGCACCTACATTGTAATCATTGAGATTAACAATGATACCCTGAAGGGTTCTTGTAGCGCCAGATACTGTTCTTGTAAGGTTCTCCATTACTGGAACTGTTACGATTTCCTTAACACGAAGAACTGTAGCAAGCTTTTCTACTGAATCATAGATTGTTCTACCGGTTGTATCTTCGATAAGGAGCATGTCAGTGAGAAGATCTTCAGTTGTGAAGAGTGTTGGAACTCCGCTTCCCTTATAATCCTTTCTAGCCTTAACGCAACCCTTAATAAATGCCTTAGCCTTCTGCTCATCTGTAGCAGCTGAAGCATTGCTGATAACTTTGCTTACTGAATAGAATGTATCATCACCATAAATAGGTCTAATATGACTTGGATTAATCTTATCTGAAGAAAGTGTGCTTCTTCCATCGCCAACAAGAATAGCTCTTGCGATTTCTTCATCAAGCATCATTCTCATTTCCATCTTAAGCCATGCTACGACATCGAAATCTGTGATATCGATAATGTCATCTCTATCGAGTTTCTGCTTCTTATAAATTGTTTGAGGATCTGTAACTCTCTTAAGCAAACCGAATACTTCTTCAAGCTTCATGTTACCCTTGATGTAACCCTTAGCTCTGGCATCATCTTCTGTAATATTAGCTGACATGGACTTAATTCTGCTGAAAGGAATGTGCTTTACTCCACCCATAACCTTTCCAACCCAATCCATATCTCTCTTTACTAATTCCGGTGTCTTTGCTACGCTCTTATAGTCTGGGAAGAGATATTCGATATTATCGATACCATAATCTTCTGCGTGTGCAATGAATTCTTCCTTAAGTGATCCTCTGTGAGACTTTGCATCCCTAATGATTGTGCAAAGATCGTCGTGGCTGAGAACGTTTTCATTCTCTTCAATAGCGCCTTCAAATACGTTCTGTTTCATTTCTTTTTCCTCCTCAATATCTGAGTGCTTTGCTGTTGCGGACTTTTCAAGTGCCTGCTCAATTAAATAACACATAACAGACTTTTCTTCTTCTGTCATAGATTTAATAACATCACCTACGGTCATACCTTCGGCATGTTCCAATGTTTCTGATTCATCAATATCTTCAGAATGTTCAATGGAATTGTCATTTAATGCCTGATCAATTAAATATTCAACAACTTTCTTTTTGTCATCATTCATAGCATTAAATACATCTCCAACTGTTTTTGTTTCTGAATGTTCGATTTCATCCTCAGTTTCTTCAGATTCCTCTTCGTTTTCTGTTTCTACGATTTCTTCAGACTCTTCAGACTCTTCATCTTTTTCAGAATGCTTTAGTAATTTTTCTGTCATTTCCGACAATTCATTTAAATTCTTTTTAAGTTCTTCTTCGACGTCTTCTGTTGCTTCTTCAGAATGATAAAGTTCAAAAGGTTCTTCGGTAAATATAAGAGCTTCTGTTGATTCATCATCGATTGAATGAGCAATAGATAACTGTTCGATTAGAGCTTCTGGATTTGCTCCGGCAAGAACTAAACTAAGTTCTCTAATTTTTCCATGCACAACATCTCCACCATTTTGCTTAAGCTGATTTGCATAAATGGAAAGACAGTTAACATCTCCATGTTTAACAAGCTCTCTAGCGTTATTACCCATATAA